GCAAGGTATTTTGGCGACAGACCCAGAAGATCAAGACCACGAAGATGGTCTTTTGGCTATAGCAATAGTGTCATACAAAATGGCAGATGCAATGATGAAAGCAAGAAATGGCAACACCGGAGGGTAAAGTAAAGAAGAAGGGTAGGATTATATTAGACCAGATGGGGGCGTATCACTTCCCCCCGTTCTCTGGTGGATATGGTCGTGCAGGTGTACCCGATGACGTATGTTGTTATAGAGGTTACTTCATCGGGATTGAGTACAAGGCTAACGGCGGTAAGCCAACCGCTCTTCAGCTAAGAGAGTTGCAGTTGATAAGAGAGAGCGGTGGTATTGCGCTCATAATAGATGAAACAAACGTCGAGAACCTTATGGAGTTAATACATGGTGAAATACAAACCCTCGAAGAGCAATGATGTAGAGCATTACCGCACTATCAACCCCTATGACAATTTTAAATGGACGGCGGGGTCAGATGTACAAAAGGTATGGCGTAGGTATGGGTGGATACCGCCTACCGAGTATCGTGATGATTATCTTTTTAAACTTAACAGAGAGGCTAATAATGGCTAAATACGAACGTAAAGATTCAGCCGCACACAAAGTTCGTGCGTTCATCAGAAAAAATCCTAATATGTCACCGAAGAGAATTGCGGAAGAGTTAGGTACTAACGTCGATGTGGTGTATTACGCTCGTGGGACTATGCGTAAGAAGAAACCTAAATCAAAGCAATTAGAGTTGCCGTTAGAAGTGCGTAGAGAACGTGCAAAGATACGCTTGCAAGGTACGGTCGATAGAAATCCAGAAGTTGATATGGTTAACTCACCGCCACACTATACGGCAGGTGGTGTTGAGACTATTGACTTTATCGAAGCGAAAAACCTTAACTACAATCTCGGTAACGCTGTGAAGTATATTACACGAGCCGGATTGAAAGGCGACCGCGTTGAGGACTTGAAGAAAGCCAAATGGTATATCGAGCGAGAGATTCTCTCCGCACACGTTTAATTTTATATAGCAATCCACGTTTGCGTGGGTTGCTATTTTTTCGCCTTAACGGAGACTTTATTTATGTGGTGCTGTGGTAGTAAGTCAGTAGTAATGCAAACCGAACACAAGCCTGAAGGTATCAGACGCAGACGCAAGTGCGACGTTTGTAAAAAATTGTTTCATACGATGGAGTCTCTACACACGCTTCCTGAAAAAGAAGCGAAACCAGTTATATATCCTGATGATCGTGGACTGTACAAACCAAAGGACGTTCCCACAATCAAGATGCAAAAAGTAGTTGTAAGACGTAGTAACGAAGATAGGAAGATGAAGGTGTCTAACTATTTTATTGAAGATGAGTATGACAATTATTAATCCCTTGAAAGGAAAAAATCATGGACATGAAAGTAAAAGAAACGTCAGTAGTTATCTCTGCACCAAGATTCGCAACGCTAGAGATTTTATTACAAGGTACTGCACCATTAGTAGTTGCTCGATTCAGTAAGAAAGCTGAGTTGATGGCGAAGATGGCTGAAGGTGGCGCATCTAAAAATAAGAAGGTGCGTAACGCCCGTGATTACGATAAAGAAACCGAAGAAGCACGTTATCGTAGTGGCGAGAAGTGGGAAGGCGTTAACGCAGCAGCGTTTCGTGCGGGCATGATTAGTGCGTGTCGCTTAGTAGGATTTAAGATGACGCTTGCTAAGTTGTCCACGTTCGTGGAAGCAGACGGCTATGACGTTCAAGACGGTATTCCGTTAGTGCGTATCTATGGCAAGAGTGAAACATACACAGCACATACTCGTAATGCGACAGGTGTAGTGGATGTACGTTCACGTCCTATGTATCGTGAGTGGGCTTGTAAGCTAAGAGTTCGTTACGACATGGATCAATTTTCGGCGCAAGACGTATATAACTTGGTCGCTCGTGTGGGTGGACAAGTTGGATTATGCGAGGGTCGTCCGGATTCAAAATCATCGGCAGGTTGTGGGTTTGGTACGTTTGAAGTTGTGCCAGATGATCAACAGAAAGATGTTCTAAAGAAGTTCTCTATCAAGTAAGAGAATAACTAGGCAGGCGGGGCTTGGTGGGTTCCGGTTCGTTCGGGCAAGCTCCGGTTTGGTTTGGCAGGTGGGGGCGGTAAGGCGGGGCAACGTAAGGTGTGGTCTGGTCTGGTCATGCAGGTGGGGCTTGGTTCGTTAATGTGCGATAAGGTTGGTCACGGTACGGTTCGGTTCGGTATGGCAGGTGGGGCTTCGTTCGTCGCGGTATGGTTCGGTCGAGTGCGGTGGGGTTTGGTTTGGCAACGCAGGTCAGTACAGGCGAGGTTTGATGCGGTATGGTGCGATGCGGTGCGGTCTGGTTCGGAAATGCAGGTTGGGCTTGGCTCGGCTTGGTGTTGTTAGGTTCGTTCTGGTCTAGTTAAGTAAGGCAGGTGGCGCAAGGCACGGTTCGATGCGGTTCGATAGCGTCTGGACTGGTAAGGTAAGGCAGGTATGGCTCGATTAGGTATGGTGTTGCAGGGCAGGGTCAGGCAGGTGGCGTTAGGCGGGGCAACGTGGCGTTAGGTGTGGTGCGGCAGGTAAATTTAACAGGAGAAAAAAGATGGATAACATGAAAGTAGAACGTAAGTTTTTAGAAAAACTAGCGAAGCAATCAGGCGGTGTACTGATGGTAGATGATGTCTTAAGCGTTGCGAGAGACCCGAAGTGTATTTTGCACAAGCACTTTCAATGGGATAACACGAAAGCGGCTGAAGCATACAGAAGGATGCAAGCGCGTTCCCTCATACAAAAGTGTACGGTAACTATAGAGAAAGCACCTGATGTTCCTATTCGTGCGTTCGTTAGTTTCAATGCAGACCAAGTAGCAGGTGGTGGCTATCGCATGATGGTAGATGTACTTGAGGACATTGATTTAAAAGAACAACTACTCACAGAAATGCAACACACGTTGATTAAATGGAAGAAGCAGATCAATCTATTAGATAAAGAGACAGCAGCAATCATCAACGAGCTAGATGAGGTTGTCACTAAGAAGTCCAAGAAGAGTAAAGAGGCAAGAGTGTGAAAGGTAAAAAATGGTTTTGGGTTGGTGTAGGTATGATAGTCATAGGTGGTTACTGGGCTATCTTAGATGAGATGCAGCGTGAATACGAACGTGGGTATGCAGATGGGGCAAATTCTCTTAGCGATAAACACGTCAATGAAGTATGTATGCAATGGTTGTTTCAATCTAACTTAAAAGAAGCAAAGAAAAGGGCGTGTGGTAAATGAGTTTAATTACATTGGATTACGAGACGTACTACGCACAGGACTTTGGTTTTCGTACTATGACGACCGAAGAGTACATCCGTGACAAGCGCTTTCAAGAGATTGGCGTTGGCATTAAAGTCGATGATGAACCGGCACGCTGGGTTACAGGTACGCATGAGGAAATTAAAAAACACCTGATAGAACTAACCGACTGGTCAGATGCGGCGTTGCTATGTCATAACACTCTCTTTGATGGTGCGATATTAGCGTGGCGGTTCGGTATCAAGCCCGCGTTCCTTTTAGATACATTAAGTATGGCTAGGGCGCTTCATGGCGTTGATGCGGGTGGAAGTCTCGCAGCGTTGGCTGAAAGATACATGATAGGTAAGAAAGGTACAGAAGTTGAAGAGGCTAAAGGCAAGAAGCTAGAGGACTTTGCGGCGGCTGACCTTAAACAGTATGGTGAGTATTGCAAGAACGACGTTGAGTTGACGTACAAGTTGTTTCATTTGATGGCACCGAACTTCCCTGCCGATGAGATAAAACTTATTGATATGACGCTAAGGATGTTCATATTCCCGGCGTTCAAGGTCGATGATGCGTTGCTAGTTGAACGATTAGAAGAACTCAAACAAGAGAAGCATGATCTCCTATCAACATTAAAAGAAAGACTTAAATGTGATGATGAAGAAGCTGTTAGGAAGAAGTTGGCTAGTAATAAACAGTTTGCGGGGCTTCTTGTGGAGCATGGAATCGTACCGCCCACTAAACTTAGCCCTACAACAGGAAAGGAAACTTATGCACTCGCGAAAAACGACGAAGGTTTTATTGCACTATCGGAACACGAGGACACATTCATCCAACAATTGTGCGCTGTCAGACTCGGTACTAAATCAACTTTGGAAGAATCTCGAATCACAAGATTCATCGATATTGGAAAAAGAAATAAAGGATTACTTCCCATCCCACTTAAATATTATGGAGCGCACACGGGTAGATGGTCGGGCAGCGACAAGGTTAATTTCCAAAACCTTCCTAGTCGAGATAAGAAAAAGAAAGCCCTCAAAAACGCGGTCTTACCACCTGACGGATATGTGGTTATTAATTGCGACTCATCCCAGATTGAAGCTAGGGTGTTGGCATGGTTGGCAGGACAGGATGATGTCGTACGACAGTTCGCAGACAGCCAAGACGTATATTCAATCTTTGCATCAAAAGTATACAACCGCACAATAACGAAAGCTAATCCGGTTGAGAGGTTTGTTGGTAAGACTTGCGTGTTGGGATTGGGTTATGGCACTGGCTGGAGAAAGTTACAGCACACGCTAAAGACACAACCCCCCGGGGCTGTGATAGATGATGAAGAATGTCAGGCTATAGTAAATCTATATCGAGAAGTTAATAGCGATATTATTAATCTATGGAAAGAATCCGATAAAGCATTGGAAGAGATATGTAATTGGGATAGTAAGAGCAAAGAGTATTACTTAGGGGAACACAAAGCGTTGTTGGTCACTAAGGAAGGTATTCAGTTGCCTAATGGCTTAATGATTCGTTATCCGAAGCTGCACTTTGATACAGACGGCGAGAAGTCACAATATAAATACAAGTCTCGTAAGGGTGAGATAAGTATTTGGGGTGGCGCAGTTGTGGAGAATGTAGTCCAAGCGTTAGCTAGAATAGTTGTAGGCGAGCAGATGTTGGCAATCAATGAACGCTATAGAGTTGTCCTGACAGTACATGATGCGGCAGTGATCGTTGTGCCAGAGGCAGTCAAAGACGAAGCGATGAGTTTCATTATTGAGAAGATGTCTACGCCACCGTCGTGGGCGACTACTTTACCTGTTGCATGTGAAGCAAAATACGGGCATAGTTATGGAGAGTGTTAACTAATAAAGGTACCCAATGCAACCAATTAAGTGGTCTTTCTCAAGTTTAAAACAGTATATTAATTGTCCTAACCAATACTACGAAGTGAAGGTGCTAAAGAAGTATGAAACCAAACCGACCCATCAGATGTTATACGGGCTTGATGTCCATAGCGCGTTGGAGAACTACG